CCTCTGCACCAGGCTAAGAACTGAGGTTCAGGCCCTGGGGATCAGCCTACTGATGGTCTCACACTTAAAGAGGCCCTCTGGTGATCTGAGCCATGAGCAGGGTGCCCGGCTAGGTCTCAATCAGATCAGATCTAGTCACTCGATCGCCCAACTATCTGACCAGGTGATTGGCATCGAGGTGGACCGTGAAGACCCCGACAGTGGTCTCCGCAACATCGTCATGATGAAGAACCGTCACACTGGATCCACGGGCTGGTGCGACACCCTCCAATACAATGCAACAACAGGACGCCTGGCTGACGCCGGTGCGTCTTTTGGTTTTTAACATAGGAGAGCAAACGATGTATTTAGACAGGCAATTTGGAGTTTATTACGCCCAGGTACGCATCCCGAATGATCCTGGTCTGCGTGAGCTTTTGGGTAAAACTGCTTTCCGTAAAACACTCAAGACTAAGAACAAGCGTGTGGCTTGCGAGTTAGCAAAGCCGTTTGTTTTAGAGTGGAAGTCGGCAATTTCAGAAGCTCGAGCACAACTAAAAAAGGAGAGCAATATGTTATTTAAAGCAAAGACTAATGGTAAGAAGTTCATCCATATAGATGCACCTTTGACCTTGAATGAATACCAGGAACGCATGTCAGACACGGCTATCTACAAGTGGCCAGTGATCTACACTGCGCTGGGCCTGGCTAACGAGGCCGGTGAGGCTTTGGGCAAGGTCAAGAAATGGATCCGGGACGACGATGTCCGCTTTGATGGCGCATTGGAAATTACCCCAGAGCAGCGCAGCGATATGGCCGGTGAGTTAGGTGATGTGCTTTGGTATCTTGCAGCCTTGAGCAAAGACCTCGGCCTGACCCTGGAAGACGTGGGACAGATGAACCTCGACAAACTAGCTGACCGCAAGATCCGTGGTAAGCTCAAGGGCTCTGGCGACAACCGTTGAGCCGTTGGGGCTGGGACCTGGAGAGCAACGGCCTACTCGATAAGATCACCAAAATACATTGTATCGTGCTTCGGCACATGGACACCGGCGAAGTCAGGAAGTTCGGCCCGGATCAGATCTCTGATGCTTTGTATTTACTGATGAACGCCGACGAGGTGTGTGGTCACAATATCATCGACTACGACATTCCCGCTCTACAGAAGATTTACCCCGATTTCACGATCGCGGGTAAAGTCACCGACACTCTAGTACTTTCACGTCTAATCAGGACTACCCTGGCAGAAGACGATGCAATACTGAATGTCAAAAACCCTGAACACTTCCCCCGCCGCCTCATAGGATCCCACAGCCTCAAAGCCTGGGGCCTGCGCCTGTCTGACATCCTTGGTGATGACCACAAGAAAGGCGACTATGATGGTGGTTGGGAGAACTACAGTCAGGAGATGCTCGATTACTGTGTGCTCGACACTCATGTAACGGCAGAGCTTTACAAGCACCTCATGTCCTTTGGGTTCTCTGAGGAAAGTATAGACCTCGAGCACTCGATGGCGCAGATCTGCCAAACCATCGGCAACAACGGGTGGACCTTCAACAAGCCTAAAGCCATCACGTTGTACTCAGACCTGTGTCAAATCAGGGATGATCTACAGAAAGATCTCGATGAGCTGTTTCCACCCTGGGAGATCACAGAAGAATTCATCCCAGCCAGGGATAATAAAACCCTGGGATATGTCAAAGGTGAAGTCTTTATCAAGCGCAAGCAGGTAGAGTTTAATCCTGGAAGCAGGCGTCACATCGAGAAGTGCCTGCGTGACAAGTACAAGTGGAAGCCTACTAAGTTCACCGGCACAGGACATGCCCAGATCGACGAGTCAATCCTGGGTGGCTTGCCTTACCCAGAAGCCCAGCAGTTGGCTAAGTTCTTCTTGATACAGAAGCGCATTGGTCAGTTGGCAGAGGGTCCAGCAGCCTGGTTAAAGAAGCTCGATGACGATGGTCGCATAAGACATACCATTGTGGTCGGGGGTACGATCTCGGGGCGCTGCGCCCATCGATCCCCAAATCTGGCCCAAATTCCAAAAGCTGGTTTGCTTTATGGTGCCGAGTGCCGTGAGCTGTTTGGGCCACCACCAGGTTGGACCCAGGTTGGCGTCGATTTATCTGGGCTCGAATTGAGAATGCTGGCCAATTTCTTGGATGACGGTGGGGTCTATGCCAACCAGATTCTGGAAGGTGACATCCACCAATACAATGCTGACGCTATCAAGGGCACGCGAGATCAGGCGAAACGCTTTATTTACAGTGTCTTATTCGGCGCCGGTGATCAGTTGGTGGGCAAGATTGTGGGTGGCAGTGCCAAAGATGGCAAGCGCCTAAAGGACAGCTTCAATGAGGCCGTTCCAGCCTTTGCTAAACTACAATCAAACCTAAAGAGGGCTGCAAAGCGCGGCTACCTGGTCGGACTGTGCGGACGCAAATTGTACATCAGAGAAGAACGAAAGCTCCTCTCTCAGCTGCTCCAGGCATCTGGTGCGGTGGTCTGTAAAAAGTGGGTCCAACTCACACACACTGAAATCAACAAGCAATTTGGGTCCGAGCAGGCGTTCCTCATGGCGTGGGTTCACGATGAGGTGCAAATTGCATGTAAAAACAAGGATATCGCAAATGAGTGTCGCGAAATCGCAATTCGAATGGCGGGAGATACAGGCCGTCATTTCGGCACAAAGATCCGTATCGATGCCGAAGGAAACTTGGGCCAGTCTTGGCTTGAGTGCCATTGAGGTCACACCTCAGATCGAGGACCTGATGGCTCTATATATCACCCTCGACAGAGCCTGGCGCAGGCCTTTCAGCATCAAAAGCACTTTCGCCAGGACCGGCGCTTTCCATGTCGGTGTGGCGTCCTCAGAAGGCCTGATTACTACCAATGTCGATGAGGATGTCTGGGGTGCCAAATGGAAAATAACAGAAATTGGTAGAGAAACTAAGGAGGCATTAGATGAGCTACTTCGCGAGATATTTGCAAACGCCCACGGAAGAAACCACACTATTAATTGATGGCGACCTTTACCTCTACCGGGCATGCGCTGCTGCCGAAGAGGAGGTGGACTGGGGTAACGACATTTGGTCTTTATCGACTGACCTCAAGGAAGCCAAAAAGATCTTCAACAACAGCATTGGTGACGCTTGCCAATACTTAGACACCAAAAACTTCATCATCTGTCTCTCAGACAAAGGCAACTTCCGAAAAGAGCTTGATGATCAGTACAAAGGTGGACGCAAGAAGGTCAGGAAGCCTGTCGGCTACTCAACAATGGTGCAGTGGGTCAAAGACACTTACGATTGGCACTTGGAGCCCATGCTTGAGGCAGATGACATCATGGGCATCATGGGAACCTCACCAGGTCACAGCACCATATTGGTGTCAGATGACAAGGACATGAAAACCCTGCCCTGCAAGCTGTACCGGCCAGTGTCAGGTGAGCTGCTGAACATCAGTGAACGAGATGCGGACTTCAATTTCCTAACGCAGACCCTGATGGGTGATGTGACCGATGGTTACTCCGGTTGCCCAAAAGTAGGCGCCGTGTCTGCCAAAAAGATCTTGGAGAAGAGCATGACCTGGAACGCGGTTGTGGCTGCATACGCCAAGCAAAACCTCAATGAAACTTATGCGCTGACACAAGCGCGATTAGCCAGGATCCTCCGCTACTCCGATTGGGATGTGGACGCCGGGCAGATAAAACTGTGGGAGCCAGCACGATGAACATGAAAATAGCATTCAAATGCAAGCTAACAGATGAGCAAGAGTTTATGCTCGGGCAGGCCATGCTCCGCCATGAAAGCAAGATAGATCGCTCCTACCTATTCCTGTTAGATAAGGGGACGCACAATTGGTCAACAATCAAGAAGCCACTCAAGAAATCTGCTAGGCGCTCAATGCTCCGTTGGTTCTACGATTACACATACGACCGTGAGTTTACCTTGCAAACACTGCTCGAAAATAACGGTAAATATTGTGTCTATCACATGGCGCGAAAGCTAGTTGATGCGGGGGCAATCACCGAAGTCTCAGAGCACAAAGGAGGCCATGCTGGCTCTAAAATATACATCGTGTCCGACCGTGAAATCATAGGGAGGATGCTGGCAGATGGAAAATGAAGACGTTGTTGTTAAGCCTGCCCATTACACTCAGTACCCGATCGAGCCCATCACATTTATCATGACCAACAAATTGGCGTTCCACGTTGGAAATATCGTCAAGTATGCGGTCAGGGCTGGCTCCAAAGCATACCCAAACCAAACCCCAGAACAGTCAGAAATCACTGATCTGCGCAAAGCAATGCGCTACTGCGAGATGCGGATCAATCAAATAGAAAGCCAGGACGAACTATGAATATCCCAAACCCTTTTGCAAACACAGTGACATTGCCTACACCATACCAATCTTTCATCCACCAAAGCCGCTATTCTAAATTCATGGATACACCTGGTCGCCGGGAAACCTGGACTGAGACTGTTGATAGATATATCGGAAATGTGGTAGCACCAGCCTTGGTTGGAAATCTTCCATACTTTGAGGCCAGGGACATCCAGAACGAGATCCGGGAGGCCATCTTGAATCTGGAAGTCATGCCTTCGATGCGCTGCATGATGGCTGCTGGCCCAGGTCTCGATCGGTCGAATATTGCGGGTTTCAATTGCTCATACACTGCTGTTGATGACAAACGTGTCTTTGATGAGGTCCTTTATATTCTTATGAATGGCACAGGTGTAGGTTTCAGTGTGGAGCGTAAGTACACTGATCAGTTGCCGGTGCTCCCTGAAAAGATGACAGCAATCGACATGACAATCGTCGTTGAGGACAGCAA